GATAGAAAATTGTATAGTTGAACCTTTTGAGATTCCCAAAGATTGGGACTGTGCAGGAGCCGTTGACTTTGGATATACTAATCCTTTTGTATTTCTATGGTTTCATTATGACAAATCTAATGAAACTTGGTACTTAACTCATGAGCACTATCAGACTGAAAAAACTGTAAGATGGCACTGCGATAAAATCAAAGAAATTAAAATTCCTAACAGCTTCATAGTTTCAGATCATGATGCTGAAGATAGGGCTACAATGGTTGAATGTGGGATTCCTACTCAAGCTGCAGATAAAGATATATCAACAGGGATTCAATCAGTAATCTCTTTATTGTCAGCTGAGAAAGGATTAAAATTGAAAATCTTTAGAAGTTGCGTAAAGACCATTGAAGAAGGTGCAACTTATTCTTGGGAAGAGCCTAAAGATGGCAAGAATGCAAAAGAGGTTCCCAAAAAAGATTTGGATCACGCAATGGATGCTCTTAGATATTTTGCTAACAGAGTTGTAGGGAAAAAGAGAACCATTAATACTATGGATCCCGAAAAGCTAAAAGCGAGAGCTCAAGAGAGAGAAAAAGAAAACAAAACTGCTTCTGATATTCAATCTGAGAGATTCAAAAAAATGGGATTAGATCCGTCATTTTTCACAAAAAGGTAAAATATAAAAACCGATAAAGTTTGATTTGATACTCTAAATCAAATTACTTTGTGGAGAATTAACCAATGCAAGAAAATGAAGATACCATCCAAAATGAAGATCAAAAAACTTCTGAGGCTGAGCCAAGAAATTATGGAAATCTTGAATCTGATACATTAACAAAAGAAGAAGATGCAATCCAAAATCCAGATGGAAAAACCGATGAACCTGAAGATTCATCAGAGAAAGATGTTAAAGAAGAAGCTGCTAGTCAAACCCCAATAAAAGAATTCAAAAAGGAAGAAGTTCTTAAATCTCCAGATACTAAAGAAAGCAAGGGTCAATTTTTATCCAGTGCAATTATGAAGTTACCGGAGCAAGATAAGAAAAAATTGTACGACACAATTAACTCCTACGCCCAGAATCAGCTTCCTATGGAAACCTTTCTTTCTGCAATTGCCAACAAGATTGAACAGCTATTAATCAATAGAAAAATTGTTTAAATAGTTTCAATTTTTTTATGAAGAGGGAATCTCCTTTCTCAAGTTATAGATTCATCAGAGAATTACAATATGCATTTGCTTATTATTTACTAAATGTTCAACATACAATTTTAGGAAATTCAAAAAGCAGCATTGATATAACTATCGAAAAGAGTATTCTCTCTGGAATTCAAAAAGCCTTTGGGAAAATAAGATCTAAATTCTTCGGTAAATTGGTTGAACCCATCGAGTTTGATCAACCTTATCTTGATGTTATCTATGATCCAGAATTTGATTATTCTAAATACAGAAGAAATTCTAAATCAATAGATTTTCCTGAAGGAACAGTAAAACGAAATCAACTAAGTAATGTAGATAAAGAGATTTTCGATTTTTTGGATCAGGATTGGAATCAAGTATATAAGGAGACTAGAGATAAATCAACTATTCTAGGTTATATTGCTGAGTATATGCTTGGGAAAGGAGAGAATCCTGATGACCTTGCTCAGATGACTCTTCCGGAGGTTTCCAATACTCTAGAAAATAAATATAACTTCCCTGGATTAGAAAATATAGATGAGTTAATCAAATCAACTGGGCTTTCAAAAGATCGAGTCTATCAACTAATTTATGCAAATGCTAAGGGCGCTGAGTGGTTAGCCGTTTATGATGATTTAGGACAAAGATCTGGGAAGTCCTACGACTTAGTTACAAGGATGTATAGACAACAAATCGCCGAGGCACTAGCAAGAAACGCTACTATCGGAGAGATTAGATCAATTATGATATCACCTGATGATGATATGATTAAAGATGCTCTAGGTTTATTCGATGAAAATCTATCAGAATCACAACGTCTTGAAAAAGAAAGAGAGTACGAAGAAATAATAACCAATCATCTAAACAGAGATATGGGAAGGTTCGCTTTCACTGAGGTTATGATAAATGCTAACAATGGAAGGTTAATTCAATTGCTTCAAGAATCAAAATCAAATACTCCTATGTATATAAAATTTCAAAGGGTTTTCTAATTAGAGATTTATGAGAGATATATTAGAGTTTATAAAGGATCAAAAAGAAGATTTAAAAAGTATTGTAAAATCAGTTTTAGAACCTGGAAGTCGAGGTGGTATAATAGTGCGATTTCTTGAAGATGGTTTTCCTTTGTATGCTTCGCAAGTAAGTGGGTTAGGGGACAGCAATGTAAATAATGGAGAATTTGATGAAAAATTTGGAAAGAAATTTAACATCTTTTCTAAAAAACCTTATGAAGCAATCGCACATCTAAGAATTGTTAAAGAAGGTTATGTGCCTGGTGCTTTTCAACGAAGTGATATCGGGTCTATAGACTTAATTTGGGGGAATGAAAAAGCAGGACTTTGTCATATTATTTCAAAAAGAGAATCGGAAAATTATGACATTAATAAATTCCTTTTAGTGCTCCCTAAAATTATTGAAAATGGCATCGCTAAAACAAATAAAAATGATCCCAATAGAGTTGATATTATTCATGAGAATCCAAGAGCTATTGCTGTAATCTCACTTTTGAAAAACGAAAGATATAATCCTTGGTTAATTACATCTTTTAAGTTAAGAAAGAAGGCATTCGAGAGGACGAGTGACGCTCCCGATTATCTGAAATCAACGATTGCTCCAAAGTCTGCGGTTCCTGATTCCTGCCTTCTAGAAGAGATATACTCATCTTTTATTAATTTTTCAAAGAAAGATGAAAGAAGTCAAGAACAAATTCTAATTCAAAAATCCAGCATAACATCAAATCCGATTATATGTGATGCATGTCTTGAATATGAACAACAAATAGCAAGATTATTTGAATCAGAAGAAGCATTAAAGTCTTCAGGATTATGGGATGGTGAAGATCGTATCAAGGGTGATCAAATTACAGACATAGCAGTTTGGCCAGGGAAAAGTAATGCTGGACGTGGTTCTATGAGTAATTGGTGGTTTTGTGCACCAGCTCATCCGAATTGTTCTCATGAATACAATCAATATTCTCCTTCCATTGAAATTGATGAATTGAATGAAATCTTCAATAAAGAAAAGTTTTTAGCTGAGAACAAAGAGTATTTAGATTCTATTAAGGAGCAAGCTTCAGAAAACAAAAGAATCAATAGAATACTAAATCGTCTCGATCGAGAATCGGTTCAAAAATCTCTTATTTTTAATAATGGAATCTATAGATCAGGAATTTATGAGGCACATACTTGCGCTCATGATCATTCCGATAATTGCAATCATGGTATAACTGAATTTGAAGATGATAACTGGTTAAATCAATATTTAGATTGGAGACTTAAAAAATGAGTAAAACTTTAGTAAGTGGATGGGTAAAAAAATTTATTCCTCAAGATCAAGATACGAAACGTGGAGGATTTGGATTTATTGTTTCAGATAACAAAGAATATTTCTTTAATATTAAAAATTGCAATATCCCATCCGAACACATAAAGCAAGGATTAGAGGTTAAATTTAAACCGATCATTGGAATTGATAAAGTAAAAAATATTCCAGCAGACCAAGCTGTAAACGTAGAATTCGCTTAAATGATATCCTTACTATTCTTTCAGATGTTAACAATAGGTTGGATGTTTATAAAAGCACCTAAGATAGAATCATCTTACTCAATCATCTTTAAAAATAGATCTTTTGTAAGGGTTATAAAGTTTGAATAAGATTGGTCCAGGAGGAGAAACTCCGTTTCCAATACCTACAAAACCTAACGTATTTACACCCCTTCGAAATGAAGAGCTCCTTGAAAGAAGAGGTGAGTCAGCATTATGGTTTCGGATGTCACCATGTCCATGTCCTCAACAAGATCGAGTACCAGATTGTAAGCTTTGCTATGAAGGAGAAATTCGAACATTCCAAGAGGATTTAGAGATATATGAAGAAATCTCCTGGAAAGTGGATGGGAATAGAGTTTATACTCGGTATGGACCAATAGAATCGGTAAAAAGTATTTCGTTGTTAGCTAGAGGTGAAACCAAACCTTTAGTTATTAAAAAAATAAATGATAGTTTTATTGAACTAGATAGTGATTTACCTTATTATTATCAGGTTCAATTAGATTACAAAGTAAAGTTAGTTGAAACAATTGCCATTGAGATGGTAGGTAATAACGAGCATTTATTAATTTCCAACTTATCAAATAGGTATATCATAGGGGTTGAAGAACTTTATCACGTTGAAGATGAGAAATCTTTTAATCAGAGAAAGGTAGATTGGAAATCATTTAACTTAAATTCGATTACCTTAAATGAAAGAACTTCTGGAAAGTATCGAGCTAAGGTGAAAGTTATAAATCCAGTGAAGGTTGCTTATAAAACCTTTACAATCGAAAAAAGACAAGGACTCTCCAGTTCTTTGGTTCAGCTTCCCGATGGAGAAATCTTAGCCGTTATGGGGTCTGGATATAAAATGGGCGAAGGAGACATTATAACACTTTTATTTTCAACTGTAAGGCATTCACAATTTGTTCCTTTCAAAGCAGGGAATTTTGATCGATTGCCTTTTACTCCAATATCAGATGTAAATAAGATTATTTCCAAAGACACTAGAGGACTTAAGGAGTATAAACAAGGTATAGATTTTGTTATTTTTGGAGATTCCAGAATTCAATGGCTCACCGATAAACCTAGGGACGGCTATACTATAATATATGATTACCATCCAACTTTTCGGGTAACTGGATTTGTAGAAGGGGGTTCAGGAGAAGATCGTCCTAAGCCTAGACAATTCAAGATGAAGGCTATCCCAAGTTTCCATGGTAATTATAAGTAATATACTTTAGAGGTTCTATGACCATCAAGATTCAAATATTAATTTTCAAAATTAAGATGTTTTTTCAATACCTGATATATTTATATCAAATGCTCAAAATGAGTAGTGCTCTTTGGAAAACAAATTCTACTATTCAAAAAAAAGAAGTTTTACCAGTTCTTATTGTTCACTTCAATCCAGCAACATCCAGTCCTGAAGATATCGTAGGCCAATTGGATGAAGCAGTCTCAAAGCCATATAAAAAACTTCATGGATATCCTCCAGTCGTTTTGGTCATGCCTATTGGAATGACATTCTCAGCATTAAGTTTTGATTCTTTTGTTGATGTACTAGGAAAAGAACAGCTAAGAGAATTCAAAAAGGCAATCTATAAAAAAACAAATGGGATTCAATTAGTTCAAGATATTAACTAAAAATGATTC